TCGTGAGCCCGGTCTTCGGGGTGATCCCGTCGTCGTCGTCCAGGAACGGGCCGATCTGGATGACCTGGGATGCCGTGGATTTTTTCAGTTTCTGTACCATGATTTCAGCCTCCTGTCACCAGCGCGGCCGGCAGGTACCCGAGCAGCTGGTGGATGTAGTTGAGGATGATGATGATCAGCGTGGTCCCGCCGTCCGACGCAGAGACGTTGACCCAGTACGGGCCCGGTGAGGTGTTGGCCCAGTGGATGTTGCTGGCGTTCAGGGCGATCGAGTAGTTGCCGGGACCGAGGGATACCAGGGGATTTTTGGCGGTCGAGAAGGTGAACGGCGTGCCGTTGCCCCCGGTGGTGGAGGAGTTCGTGAAGTTCCAGACCCATGCGGTCGGGTTGTTGACGCTGTTATCGGTGAACTGGACGTTCAGCAGGGCCGGCCCGGTCGTCTTATCGGAGGTGAACGCTGCCGTGACGTACCGGGGGTCCGTCATGATATTGTCGACGTATGCGTAGGTCGCATTCTGGTCCTGCGATTCGACGTCGAACTGGATCGTGTAGTTCCCGGTATACGCCGAGCTGTCGATCTCGATAATTTCCCATCCGGTCGTCTTGGTGGACCGGGAATACACGAACTCCGCGTCGCCGTCAAACGGTTGCGCCATCACCCTGAAAAGAGGATAGACCGTAGGGCCGGTGATGTTCAGCGCGAACGAGAGCTTATACGCGGCGTCGTCGAAGTCGATCTCCTCCTGGTAAATCCGGGTGTAGTCGTCGTCCCTGAGTGATGAGAGGTTCGCGCCATAGGTGCTGTTATACGCAGCCGGGGCCGTAACCGATACGTTGCCCCAGTCGGTCGTCCACCCTACGATCGTTCCCGTCTCGAAGTCGCCGTTCACCACTTGGTTCGCGACTGCAGGGAGGATGATGAGAGCCATCGCCAGCAGCACCGCGATGCAGAGCCTTGTCAGTGTCATGATGTATCCCTCACAAACCTGATGTTGAAGATCCAGAGCCCCAGCTGCGTGCCGTCCGCCTCCATATTCGAGAGGTCCGCGATATAGCAGTTGGTATACGTGGTGCCGTTCAGGACCAGGGAAGCCTTGGTGCCGAGCGGTGAGGTGACCGCAGTATGGCCGGAGAGCAGGAGGTCCTGCCCGGTATGGCCGAACAGGGCGGCAAGTGCTGTGTACTGGGTGCGGTCCTTCGTGGCGCATTCCAGCTCGACTTCATACCCATACGCCCCTGCGGTGCCGACCATCTTCTCGCTGACAACGTGCCGGGTTGGCACCGTGACGGAATTGAACGTGCAGACGACCGTCATAGCAACCGGACCCCCGCCTTGGTGAGATCGGAATCCGACAGGGAGATCGTCTCGTTCCGGGTGGTGTCAGCCACGCCCTTGACACGGCGGATCTCCTTGCCGTCAAGCTGGATGATGAGATCGCCGGACTTCACCTTGTTCCCGGTGGCTTCGTTATAGACCGCAGCGCCCGCAGCCCGTACATTCTCCCCGGCTATACCCAGGTCCTGATCGCTCTCCCGCATCGACCGCCGGTAATTCTTCATAATCGACCGGAACTGGTCGCCGCCAAGCCCGACCGCATCTTCGAGATCCTCGATGGTGTCTGCGGTGATATCCACCCGGTCCTGCTCAAGGTCCACGACCCTCTGTAGGGAATCGGCGTACTTGTCGGTGGCGGCGGTCAGGCTGTCGATAGCATCAGCCTCGGCCTTTTTTGCGGTTTCGGCGATTGAGTCCTTGAGGGCGATCTCCTTATCGGTCAGTTGCGCGATCTGCAGGGAATACTTATCGTAATCGGCTTCAGTGAGGGCCTTGTTCCGGTTCTCGATCGCCGTGGCGAGCTGGTCCTCGATGATCTTCATCTGGAGATCATTGCCGGAAAGACCGGCATACTTGTCCGTGAATGTCTTTTCAGCTGCTGTGCCCCCCCCGCCAGCGGTCTTCAGGGCTGCCGCCTGCTGTGCTGCGAGAGCGTCCTGGGTGTAGGCTGCCGGGTTGAAGATCCGTTTTCCGGCCTCGACCATTCCGGCGCGGTTCCCGGTTTTCAGGAAGTCGATGGTGCCGGAAACGCCCATCACGAGCGAAGACGCTTCCACCCCGACAAGAGCCCCGAGATCCTCAACACCAAGCAGGGCATTCGCGATCGGCAGCCCGATCCTCGCCTTGGCAATCTCGACCTGGTCCGCGAGCTCCGCCCACTTCGTCTTGAACTCGTCGATGTTGTCGAGGTCTTCCTGGCTGAAGGCCGGGTCATGGTTTGCATACGCCACCAGGGCATCATCCGCATTGTTGATCATCTCGGCGAGGTTATACCACGACCTCCCGAGGATCGCCTTTGCCGCCGCATCCCGTTCTTGGGCGGTCGACATGCTACCGAGCCTGGCGAGGATGTTTCTCATCAGGGTGTCGTTGTCGATCAGGTCGCCGTTTGCGTCCCGGTACTGGATCCCGAGCGCGTCGAGCTTGGACCGGAGTTCATCTCCGGCAGCGCCCTGGTCCCCGATCGTAGCGTTGAGATACTGCATCGACTGGGTGAAGGCCCCGAAATCAGTATCCGTGGCGATCGCGGCTGCCCGCCACTTCTGCGTGGCATCGGTGCTCATCCCGGTGACATATGCGAACTGTTGGACCTGGTCCTGATATCGCTCGGCGGCCTGGATGAGCTCGTTTGTTGTGACGACCATCGCGGTCGCTGCAGCGATCGGGAGCGCGAAGGCAGCCCCCCATTCCAGCAGGCTTTTCTCGCTCTTGGCGATCTCCCCGCGCCATTCCATCAGGGAATACTTGGCCTTGTCGACCTGGAACTGGAAGCCGTCATCTTTCCAGTGAAGCCAGACCCAGAGCTCTTCCGTGTCACTCACGGTTTACCCGCCCCCTTTTCGAGCGTTCCGTGACCATGAAGTCCCGGGGTTTCGGATGGGCTTTCGGTGCATGGGCTACGATATTGACGGCGCAGTTCTGCCCGTTCAGGATGTCCAGGAATGTCTGCCAGCTGTCCTTCTCCTTCATGCGTTCCGTGATCACTGCGATGATCTCCGCGATCGTCATCCTCCATGTGTCCTCCGGCATTAGCCCGCACCTGATGGCAGCCGGTTCAAGGACCGCCATCAGGTCGTTCAGTTTTTTGGCGGTTTCCCTTCGGATTTTCCCTTTTTCCCGGCTCCGTCTTTCGGCGCTACCGCCCGGTACGCGATCTTCGCTGTGAAGAAGCCCTCCATGATCTCATGGTAGAGCCGGCCCATGTCGTCCGGGTTCTCCGACTCCTGCATGAAGGACCAGAGCAGCTCGCCGGCCTGTTCCTTCCCGGCATCGTTCATCGGGAAGACGTGGACCAGCTCGCCTTTCTCATCCTCCTCTCGCAGGCCGCGCCAGAGGAAGACTTCGGTCGCTACCTGGCTGCCGAAGATCCCGCGCCGGGTGAAGTCGGGATACCCGATGCCGAGCGCCCGTTCCATCGCCTTGACGTCCGCCCGGTCGAACCGGATCTGGTAGGTCTGCTGGAGGGTGAGAGGGGAAGACCGGTCAGTGGCCTCCCCCGGTTCATCCTCATTGGCTTTCGTCCCGGCGAACTGCTGCCGGAACCGTTTGCAGAGCTCGGCGCTTTCCGTCTGTTTTCGCATCCCGGATCACTCCAGGATGACGTCCATGTAGTGCGAGAGCTGGAACTGGAAGGCGTCGTTATACTTCGCGGTCGTCGGGAAGTTGTGGTTTGCGCTCGTGCCCTTGGCGTTCATGAGGAACCATTTCCGGGTGATGGTGCTGTTCTCGTCCCGGCGTTTCCCGACAAGACAGCCAATCTCCTTGAAGGCATGGGTCTTGTTCGAGAACTTCTTCATGGGAGTGGTCTCGTTCTCGGTGTCGACCTTGTCACCGTAAACGAGCGCTACGAAATCGAGCGTATAGGCGAGCTGGTTGAGCGTGGCCTTGTTCTCGATCGCGCCGCTGGTCTGGATCTTGGTGGCCTGCCCGTGGACGCTCTCGCTGGAAGTCTCGGCGGTCCCGGTGAAACTGACATCCTTCGCCGTGGCGATATGGACCAGCGCCGAGGTGTCGACATCGACATACGCGAGCTCGACCACGTCGTTCTCGGCAATGCCGGTATACTTGACGAAGTCCGTGCCGGTTGCCTCTGTCGCCCATACTCCGGCTGATACCTGTTCCTCGACCGCGAGCGGCGTCCGGACGTCCGAGACGACCTTGGCCGCCCAGACCGAGCCGTAATCGGCTGTCTTCGCGAGGGCGAACCCGCCTGCAGCAGCCTCACCTGCAGTAACCGTATGCGTTTCCGTCTTGTAGGTCCCGCCGGCGTACCAGCGGACCTCTGATCCCTGGGGGACATCTTCCGAAATGATATCGTCTGTCATCTTCAATCAGTCCTGTAGGTCACCATGAAGTCCATCGGCTTGTGGTAGTAGTCCGTCTGGTCTTCGCGGAACCTGCGTTCGCTTGAGAGTTTCATCCTCGAAATGTAGTGCACGACCCCGTTGACTGTCTGCGACAAGGGGGTCTTCTTCAGGTCCGGGGCGTGCAGGGCCGCCTTGACGGCAGCCGCGAGTTGTTCGACTTCCTTGGGGTCCTTGATCCCGTTGACTTCCTGCGGGTTGCTGTAGCAGGAGACCTGGACCCGTGCGGTCGAGAGGTCCGGGACATCATCGTCCGGGACGTCGTCGACAAGGGTAATCCGGAGGGCCGGCAGGACCGGGTCCGTGTACGGGAGGGAGTCGGGGTAGATCCGATCGCCTGCGATCGCGCTCACTCCCGAATTGGCTTTGAGCAGCTCCAGGATGCAGGTCGCAATATGGGTCATGACCGCACGACGCCCCCGATGCCGTTTTTGATCCGTGAGAGGACCTTCGGCTTGCCCTCATCCCATGCCGGGCGGAGGAACGGCTGGGCTCTCATACCCTTGGTGTACCGGAAGCCCGGCTTGCCTTTTCGGCCGGCATACCGGAAGACCCAGGGGGTTTTCCGGCCCTTGCCATTCTCGGCATAGAGCCCGGTCCCGAACTCGACATAGATACCATATTTGAGGCTGGTGCCGGTCCGGACGCCGTCGACAAGGTCTTCCGTGTGGATCTCCCTGCGGAGCGTGCCGGTGTCATGGGCGCACTTCTGCTTTGCCGGGTTCTGGACGAACTCGACCATGCCGGCCTTCGCCTCGGCCCGGAGGATCCGGGGGGTGTCCATCTTGATGCGGTCGAGTTTCGCGAGGAGGTGGTCCATGCCTTCGACTTTCATGGAGGTGGGCATCAGGATCCTCCTGTGAGCCGGATCCAGATCCAGTTGCCAATGATCGCCACCCCTGTTGATAGAGTAATGGCAATACCTACGAGGGTGCTTTGGAACTGCTCCAGCTTTGACACCCGCCCACACAGGCCGCCCTGCCCATCCTCTCCATACATGGCTTTCCTGAGCGAGGCGTTGGCTTCGATGACGCCATCCATTTTCACATTCAGCTCAACCAGGAGGTCATGATCGCTGAGGTCCTCGGTTTTCAATTGACCGCCTCCAGCTCGACGCTCACATGCGAGACCGTGGCTGCAGCTGCCTCATAGACCTGCTTGGGAGAGACCGCCCGGTACTTCCGGGCGAACCCGGTGTTGCTGCCGGTGATCTCGTCGCCTTCATAGACGACCGTGCCGGTAGGGAGCAGGACCTTCGCGAGGTTCTGGAACCGCTGCCCGGATTCGAGGTCGACCTTCGTGGACCTTGGCCCGACAAACCTGCAGGCGACTCCTGACTGCGTGGCAGCCACTACGATCGGGACGCCCTGGGAAAGGGCATCGGTCGGTGCTGCAGTGCTGGCCGCGGATCCGGTGGCGCTGGTGATAGTCTCTCCTGACGAGAATGTGCCGGTGAGGACCACATACTGGAGGTAGGTTGCGCCCACGGCGTAGATCGTGCCGGTTGCATGGGAGGTGCCGCCAGTGATGGTCTGGCCGACCGCGAAGGTGCCGGTGATGGTGCCGATCGCGATCTGCTTGACGTTCTTTCCCAGCCGGCTGACAATCGTGCAGGTATGGATAAGGAAGACTGCGGGGAGGACCATTTACCGGCACCTCGTGGTTCTGACACGGGATGCCCGGATGCCGCTGCCATTCACCGATGCAATATATGCGGCGATCGCATCGGCGGCCTTGGCCTCTGCAGCAACGGCCTCGGTCTCCGGCTGGGTGCTGAAGGAGATATCCCCTCCGAGGTTCAGGGACCCCGGCCGGCTCAGCTCGTGAGACTGCCGGCGCTTGACCTTGGCGATAGTGAGCTGGATCGATGCGATGTTGAGATCGTCGTTTGCCCCGGTGGGCGCGGTGAGGCCCTTGCGGCGGAGGATGCCGGCGATCTCCTTGTCGCTCTGTGTGATCATGTTGGTGATGTCCGTGGTCGTGACTGTACCGTGGCTCGTGCCGATCTCCAGCTCGACTTCAGTGTAAGTACAGTATGCCATCGGTCTCCTCCCGATCTCGTTCCAGCCTGTCTTTTATGGCGCCTTCCCCATCCTGGATTTCGAGGTACTCGATCTCCGCTTCGGTCAGGGTGCTGCTGTCCAGCTCTCCGGCGTTCTTGTCCCGCTCGTAGCTCCGGGTGAGATACTTGCCGCAGTTCGCCGTGCTTAAAACCATGAGGGATTGTCTCCCTCTGGCTTACGCTCCGCCGTATTCGACGCGGCCGATCGCATTGGCGAGCCCGTACTGGCAGGCAACACGCATGGAGACCTTACCGCCCGCGAGGTCGCGGAGCGGGTCGCGGTAGTCCTCGACAAAGAGGTCCTGCCTCATGCCGATGTATCCGACCTTCCGACTGTCGAAGAGGCACATTCCGATGTAGCCGTCTGTCGGTGCGCCCCAGGTGTATGATGCCGAGGCGGTCGGTGCTGACGTAGTGGTCAGGTCAACCCCGCATTCAAACGGCCGGCATCCGAGGATCATCGGGAGCAGGCCCGTGCGCATCTGTTCCTGCGCAACCGGGTTGTAGGCGATCGGGGTGTAGTCCTTGAAGATGTAAGTCTCGACCTGCGGGTGGTAGATGAACCGGTCGGCCTGGAACCCATCAGCCTTGATGAGTGCCTTGCATTCCCGGATGGCAGCGGCACCACCGAGAGCGGCGACAGCGGCGTTGATATCGTACTCGTTCCCTGCGTTGTCGAGAAGGACCTGCAGCATCCACTGGTTGAGGGTATTCTCGCACGCCTGGCCAGCTGCTGCAACTTCCTGCTCAATGACTGCGAAGAGCGAGTCGTCGACCATCTCCTTGGTACAGAGCGGAATCTCTCCGATCTTCTTCGCGGTCCATGTGCGGGCAGTGTATGCCTGGTTCTTGACCGTGTATTCCGAACCCTCCTTCACGAACGGTGCATACCTGCCGGAATCCCCAATGTTGATCTGCATTGCGTTGGCGTTCATCGGGATGATGGGGATCGCGTCCCGCATGCACCGGGCGGGCTGGGCGCCATCCATAATCGTCCGATTGATCTCGGTCTGGATCAGCGTGGTGGATTCGACTGCCTCCGAAAGGAGCAGTTCACGGGCGGGCTTGATCTTGCCGTCTGCACCCTCGATCATATACCGTGTGCCTGTCGCCCGCTCGAATGCTGAAAGGTCACGGGAGATGATGGTGTTCTGGAGGCGTTTCTGCTCGGAAGAGTCCTGGTTGAATCCGGCCTCAAGAGCCCTGATAAGTAACTGTGTCATGGTTTTCGGTCCCTCCTTAGCTCGCCAGCGTGTGCTGCGGGCTGGTCAGAATGATGATCTTCACCTTCGATCCGACCGTGGCTGCTCCGAGAGTAGAGTCTTCAAGGGTCTTGCCGATCGCTGCTGTGGACTGGGCAGCCTGGGTGGCCGCGTGTGCCCCAATCGCCGGGTCATATTCGACGACAGTGCCGGCAACTGCTCCGACCATGACCCAGTGACCCGCGTCGATCGCGGAGTCGTCGGCTTCCATGGTGACTGTCACGATAGATCCATCCATCGCGACGGTCACATCCTGTCCGGAGGTTGCGGAATTGAGGGCAACCCCGACAACAGCACCGGTGCTGGTGGTCGCGGGATGGACTGTGCCGCTGACGCCGGTGTCGGCAAAGGCGACGACCTGATCCATCAGGATCGTTGCGCCCGCTTTGAAGGTCCGTGTCGGACCGGTGGGCCGTTCGGGTTTCGGGTCGAATGCGACAAACGTTGTGGCTGTCATGTTACTGGCCTCCGATAGTGCCCTTCTTCCGGTCTACAGGGATGTAGAACTCCGGCAGGGCTTCGAGCTCCTTGCCGCAAGCGGCGCCGGTCTTGACGGTGCCGTCTTTCTCCAGGGCATCGACACGGTCCGCGAGGGCCTTGATCGCTGCGGGAAGTGCTGCGAGTTCCTTGATCTGCCCGGGGAGTTCCGCGAGTTCCTTGGGGATCTCCGGTGCCTTGACCTCGGCGGGCTTCTGCGCTGCCTTGACAGCCTCCAGCTCCTTCATGATGGGGGCGGTGGCTGCCGTTACCGCGGCAGTAATTGCCGCTTCAAGTTCCTTGTTGTCTGCCATAATTTCCTGCTCCACCGGCTTGTCTGCCGGGGTTGTCTCTTCTGCCGGTGCGGCCTCGTTGATCCTGCAAACTTTGCAGGCTCCCTTGTTGACGAAGGCAAAGCCCCCGAAGACAAGGCTCGCGGCCTCCATACGGCGGGTCAGCGGGTTCTCCGCTTCATCGCCCCCGTGTTCGACGGAAACGTACCGGATGTTCTTCCGCTTGATCAGTTCCTGCATGGCCCGGCCGTTCGGGGTGCTGCCGTAGACGAGGAGATCAGAGAGGACTGCGGCGCGGGTGGTGCCCTCCTCGTCCGTGATATGACCAAAATGCGGGTTGATGGCCTCGCTCACCCTGTTGCTGTCGTCGCGGGGCTTCCACCCTGGGGCATTGGGATCCCCGTTATGGCGGTTGAATCCGGTCCTCCGGATCCAGTTCCCGGCGTATGCTTCGAGAGTCTTCGCGGGGTAGAAAAGCGGGGTTTTGACTGCGGAGTCTGTCCACTCTCCTTCAGCCAGGAGCGGCACGTCCCTGATCAGGAGATCGCCGTTTTCCAGCTCGAAGAGGTTGGACGGTTTGAATGCGACCTGCAGCGCCCGGTGTGAGATGCTGCCGGCAGGCTGCTGGTCGGAGCCTCCGGTGGGGAACGATGCATCGGGCGGAGAATTAGGACCCTTTTCGGGCATGTAGATATATGAAACTCAAGAGGTATAGTTTGGTTTATACGGACTAACAGGCTGCACGGGCCCGGTGGCAGTAATCGATGATGCCTTTTCGGGTTCGCGGGATACCATAGAGAAGAGTGAGGTGGGCGGCAATCTCACCGTGAGAGAGCCGGCCCTGTGTGACGCTGATGTATGCCCGCTCGAGAGTGAAGAGGTGGACCCCGCTGGTCATCGCATCCCGTGGCTCGCCTTGCAGTTTCGTTCGAGCTGTGCGATCCGCTTTTCCAGATCAAGGTTGGCGAGCTCCAGCGCCTCCACGCGATCCTCCACGGCCGGGGGCTGCACGGCCATCGGGAACGGGACCTCTTCAGGAGTCTCAACGATCTCTTCTGCGGGCTGTTCCTGCTGGGGTTTTGGGGGTTTCTGGTTATGTTTTGACATCCTTATCCTCCTTTCTTCCGGTAGAGCTCGCAGCACCGGCAGTTGACGTGCCCCGGTGGCGCCTGGACTCCTGAGGAGTGCCGTTCGTTGACCGGGATCCAGCCGTCAGCCTGGTTGCCCCGGCACAGGTCCGATACGCGATCGTCTTCTGAAGTCTGGTAGAATTTCTCCATCTCGATACCTTCATCCTCGATGGTGTCAATGAAAGCGCGGTTCCCGGCCTCATATGCCTGCGCTGATTCGTGGACTGCGATGGTCCGGGCCCGTTCCTCGGTGACCCCGGCAAAGAACTTCTGGATCTCCCGTGCGGTGTCGCCATAGGACCAGCCTTCATCGAGGCCCTGGACCACCACCTTCTTCAGGTCATCGGCCGTGGTCTGCTGGATCCCCTTGATGTAGTCGATGGTTCCGCCATGCTGCCGGAACCATGAGACGGCCCGGGGGTTTGACAGCCTGAAATCAATCTCGGGGTTGAACAGCGCTTTTGCCTGGTCCGCGCCTTTCAGCAGGGCGTCCCGTTCGATATCGAGAACCGTTTTTTGGAGATCCTTGGTGGTCTCCGCCTCGATGCTTTTCCAGATGTCCTGCCAGCGTTTGAGTGCGGCAGGATCGACCGGATGCTTCGCTTCCATGGTCCGCACGGGCCCTGCGGCCGGCTGCTGCGGGAAAAACTCCTGCATGTACCAGAACCGCAGGATGGCGAGGTGGGCCTGGTTCTCGAAGAATGCCCGGACTCCGGGCTGGTGGATGCGGGCGAGGCTGTCTTTTTCGCGGATCTTCTGGAGCGCGATGGCGGCGCGGGCGAACTGATTGATGGCCCGGGTGAGGCTGATGGGGATCAGGATCCGATCCCCCTCACAACTTCGGACAATTCATGCGCAGCGGCGGCCATCTGTTTTTCAGCGGCAGCAACCTGGTCGGTCGGCATCATGCCGGGGTTGCCTGGCCTCTGGCGGGAGAACCAGTCCATCAGGTTGGTCTGGCCCGGATCAGATGGCGCCGGATCTTCGGGCACTTCCGGGATCCCGAGGTCGGCATTAGTCGGGATCTTCAGGCGCTGCCGGCACCACTGCCAGGGCGCGACCTTCTCGGGATACTGGCCGGCCCGGAGCTGCGCGAGGGCTCCTGCGATCTGCACGAAATCCTCTGGGTTGGCGTCGGCGAGTTTCATCTTGATCAGGCCGGGAATCCTGGTCACCTTGTCGATGACGTTCAGGTTCCACAGGCTCTCGATATCGCGCTGGACGATCTTGGTTTTCTTAAGGAACGACCCGATCCGGGAGACGGCCGTGGCGTCGGTGGTGCCTTGCCGGAGCCCGAGAAGTTCCGGTGGCACGCCCATGCCAGCGCAGACCCGGAAGAGCATGACATCCGAATACTGCTGGATGTTCGGGACGCCGGTGGTGTCGATCACTGTCATCTTGACGTCGCCTTCGTAGAGGAAATTGTCTTTCGAATTGAAGTCCTTCTGGCTATCTTCGATCTCTTTCCACTTGACTTCCGAGAGGGGTGCAGCGTCGGGACGGCTGGCATTGACTGTCGTGCAATATTTCGGGGTGCCATGCAGGTGGACCCCATTCGCGATCGCTTCCGCCGTCCGGGTATCCCGCTTGATGTCGTGGACCGTGCGTTCGACGATCGAGATCCCGTACGGGGAGTCTGACCGGCTGAGGAACTGGTAATGCAGGACCTGTGCGGGTTTGAGGAGGATTGGTGAGATGGTGTTCCCCCGGTTGTCACAGACCTGGTCGTAAGATATGATCGCGCCTTTGACGTTGGTGCGGAACTCAAAGCACTCTGCAGGGCGGGGGACGACATTCACGGGCACGTCTGCCAGCTGCCCATTGCCATATACGATCTCCGCGATGCCATCCCGCACGGTTTCCGCGTCGGTCGAGAGTTGCCACTGGACGTCGAAGAAGTTGATCCGGTCGAAGAACTCTTTCACGAGCTGTTTCTCGTTCTCTCCATCAGTCCCGGACTTCTCGGCTATCTTCTTATCGATCTCCAGCTCGAACCCCCCGCCGATTGCAAAGATCGGGAACAGGTCCGCACCCTCGGAAATATATCCCCCCTGGAGGTAGATGTTCCGGAATCCCCGCATCCGCGAGAACGTGCGTGTCGGATCCTGCGTGAGGTCCAGTACGCTTTTCGTATCCCATGCCTTCGCCCGCGTCTGCGCTGCATCGGTCGGGCCTTCGAGGAGCGATAGCTCCTTTCCAAATACTCGTAATCTCATGTTCTCGCCTTCTCATTCGTCCGCCCGGTTGCCCGGATGTGGCCGCCGGTATTCCCTGACAGTTCCGTGAGCGCCCAGACGAGCGCGTCGAGCCGATCTGGGCTGTCCATCTCATCCTGCACAAGCGGGGCATAGCTGC